CGGCGGGTTCCAGCGGCAATTACAGCACGGCGGCAGCCACTGGGGCTTATTGCAGGGCAAAAGCAGATGGAAAAGACAATGTCGCAGTCGCAAACGGCGCACACAGTAAGGCACGGGGCGTTCTTGGCTGCTATCTGGTGCTGACTGAGTACGACAATGACGGCAATATGCTGTGGGCAAAAATGGCTCGGGTCGATGGCGACGTCATCAAAGAAATGGTCTGGTACACGCTCAAAAATGGCGAGTTCGCGGAGGCGGAGCCGTGAAAAAGCACTGCAAAACCAAATTGAAAGAAAGGAGCAGGCCATGCAAAAGCCGAGCCTTACGATAGGCGAATGCGTCCAGATCCTTCGGGACAACAACATCTCAAAGACCGAAAAGGTCCTGGGAGCTCAGATTCAGGCGGGAGTTTTCCCGGAATGGTCAAAGCCATCCGTAGGAACAAAAGAGCCTTGCCCGGACATCTCCCGCGCCGGTTTTATGGCGTGGGTGAAGGACTTTTACAAACTCGAAAAGGTTTATACAAAGGAGGAACCAAGAGAATGAGACTCAAATCGTTCGCCGCCACCGGCACGGTAGGTCTGCTGGCCATTATCGGCGCGGTACAGGCGGTGCGCTGGGCCTGCTCCTGGCTGGCCGTTGCGCTGACCTACTGGGGCGGCTGGGGCATCGCCGAGGCTGCACATGCCGCGCCTTGGATTATTGTTGCATCCACTGCCGGGCTGGCGATGTCGTTTTATGGGATGTATGAGGACAACAAACGGTATAAGCGCAGCGGTTACAGCAAAATCGTCCGCAACCATGCCCGGAACCCGGAGTATCCGCAGGATGAGGAGAAGGGCGCATGAAGCTGGAAGAGTTGATTCGGCAGCAGGCCGAAGAGTGCCTGAAAACAGCCACACGGCTTGCAACGGAGTCCGCGCTCACGGGAGACATCTGGCTGCGGGTCATCTGCCGGGAAAAATCAGAGGTCTATAGCGCGGCAGCAGATGGGCTGCTCACAGCCCTCCACGATGCGGAGGATGTCCCACATGGCTGATTACATCCACTATGTCACATGGTACACCGTGTACAGCGCCAAGACCGGTGAGGTGGTGGCAGCGGGAACGTCCGCCATGTGCGCTGCGAAGCTTGGATACAAGACCGCCAACAGCTTTGCGTCTGTCGTTGGACACCGACGCCATGAAAAAAGCATCCGCACAAGTACATTTTTGAGCAGGAGCGCATTGATCGTGCGGAGGTCGACTGCCTCCCTCCGCTTCGCCGTTACTGCAAAAAGACGAAAAGGGAACAGGAATATGAACGGTAGATATATGCGAGCCGCAGAGATTCGCTGGCATAATCGTCAGCCGGAGCGGCTGCGGCACATCCATCGGGATGAAACTCAAAAACAGCAGGCTTCATTCTGCTGCCATGCTTACCATAAAGGGGATCCTGGCAGATGCGATAAACTGGTTTTTGCCGGTTTTGACCCCGTGTTATCAAGTGTGCAGGCTCAGCATTGGGCGGACGAAAACTGGCCGCTTTATGACCATGTCGACGTCTTGGATTTTTCGGGTCGCAAGATTTACGGGAGGTGATACACATGAGTCAGACGTTAGCCCGCAGAGCCCGCATCAAAGACCTTTCCAACAAGGCCGAGGGCATTTTCCAGTACGTCGGGAACGACAATGTGCTGTTCCGGCTCATCAGTACCGGCAACAAGCTCACCAGCGACGTCAACTATGCTGTGGCTCTGTTCACCGGCTTTGCTCGGAGTCATCAGCTGAGTGATTTTGAGACACGCCGCACCATCGATTCAATTTATCGCCGGGTCGGTGAGCTCATGTGCCTTATCGACATCGTTCATGCCGCTGCTGGCGAGGAAATCATGCCTGAACCGTATGAATCCATAGATTTTTGTTACATGACCGAGTACCGCACCATGCTACGGGAGGCCGTCATTCGTGGGATGCCGGACAACTACAAAGGCCCAGCGCAGAACCCCTACACTGTCAGCCTTGTGCAGCCGGGCGTTGGCTACGGCGATGGTTACACACCGGACGAGTACGATGACGATTTCTTTGCCCGTTTCACTCGCCAGGAAGAACCCCGGGACCGGAAGCTCGTCTTCCGTTGCACCAAATCCGAGCTTGACGCCATCAAGCGTTATGCAAATATCATCGATATTAAATTTACCGAGGAGGATATTCACCATGCCTGAGAAAATGAACCAGACCCCTATCGAGATGCTTGACCAACATGTCACCCCGCCCGCAGAGATGCCCGCACCTGCTGCACCTGTCAACCCTGCCCGTCAGAGCTACGCCGAGAAGGTGCAGGGCCTGACCATTGACGAGCGCAACTGGATGCTTGCAAAGTCCAAAGCCGCCGCGATGGCACAGCTGCCCGAAGGTTTTCTGCCTCAGACCTACACTGGCAATCCCGGCGCGTGTGCCATCGCCTGCGAGATGGCCCTGCGCATGGGCGTCTCGCACCTTTTCGTCATGCAGAACCTTTACGTCGTCCATGGTATGCCCACATGGAGCGGCAAGAGCTGCAAGGCCCTCATCGACAACAGCGGCCAGTTTGCAGGCCGCACCCGCTACCGCATGGAGGGCGAAGAAGGCACCGACAACTGGGGCTGCCGCCTGATCGGCGTGGACAAGCTCACCGGCGAAAAGGTCGAAGGTCCGAAAGTCACGGTCAAGATGGCAAAGGATGCCGGGTGGTGGAACAAGAATGGCAGCTACTGGCCCAAAATGACCGAAATGATGCTCAAGTACCGCGCCGCCGCTTACTTTGCCCGCGCCGAGTGTCCGGAGGTCCTGATGGGCGCCAACATCGACTATGAGGTGGGCGACGGCGACGCCGAGGAAGAGGGTGCTGCTCATGCTTAACCTCGTAGCATTGATGGGCCGTCTGGTCTACGACCCGGAGCTCAAGACCACCCAGAACGGCACCAACGTGTGCAGCTTCCGCATCGCGGTTGACCGCAGCTTTGCCCGGCAGGGCGAAGAGCGCAAGGCCGATTTTATCGACGTCACCGCGTGGCGGCAGACCGCCGAGTTCGTCTGTAAGTATTTCCAGAAGGGCAGCATGATCGCCATCGAAGGCAGCTTGCAGACCCGTCAGTACCAGGACAAGAACGGCAACAACCGCACAGCTACCGAGGTTCTTGCGTCGCAGGTGAGCTTTTGCGGCTGAAAGTCCGCAGAGAATCCCGCTGTGCGCGATTTCGACCAGCAGACGGAAAATCATGTGCGCGAAGCAAACATCGCTCACAGCGCCCCGCAGAAGCCTCAGAGTGTGCCGGAGTATTCGCAGGGCAGCGCAGACGACTTCTCGGTCATCGACGACTCGGAGGACTTGCCGTTCTAAGCAGAGAGCTGCGCTATCTGGCTATACGGGCGCGCAAAGGAGGTGATTGAGTGGCACAGGACGATAAAAAGTCATTTGTAGCGTATCTGAGCTGGTTCGACGCGTTAGAAGAATACTCCGACGAAGAGGTTGGGCAGTTGATGCGAGCTCTTGCACGGTATGCCAAAACCGGAGAAGAGCCCGAATTTTCAGACCGCGGGATGCGGGGCAACTGGAAATTTATGTGCAGCGACGTAAAACGGGCGTCTGAAAAATGGGATGAAACCCGCAAGAAACGCAGCAACGCTGGAAAACGCGGTATGGCAAAGCGCTGGGGAAAGCCTGACGACATAACAAAAATAACAAACGATAACAATGTTAATGACGACATAACAAAAATAACTGTAGATGTAGATGTAAATGGAGATGTAAATGGAGATGTAGATGTTGTAAAGCGCGATAACCCCGCCGCCGTTGATATGGAGTTATCAAAAATCGTCCAGCATTACCAACGTGCTATCGGCGACTTCCCGCGTTCGGCGCTGGAAAAACTGCAAAAATGGAGGCAGGAGTATAGCACGGAGATGATTTTGCTGGCGATCGACAAGGCCGCAGAGGCTGGGAAACGCTCGTGGAACTACATCAACGGCATCCTGTCTGGCTGGCAGCGGGACGGGATACGCACCCCGGGGGACGTGGCAGCGAATGAGCAGCGCCGACAAGAGCAGCCTCGCGGGAAACAAGCCGCGGAAAGCACCGCAGAAGCATACGCAAATATTTTCAAGGGGGTGAAACCGTGACAGTGGAGATGATGACAAAGCTCCTTGCGGACGCTGAGGTCTATTTTGGACGGCCTCAGACCGCAGAGAACCGCGCAAGTATCGCGGAGATCTGGGCGAACTCATCGCTCAAGGATGTGCCGGATGAGATGGCCTATAAGACATTCCACGAGGTGATTTCGGAGTGCAGCTGGCAGAGCCAGCTTCTCCCGGCGTGGAAAAAGGCCGTCGAAAAGGCCCAGGGTGAGCAGATGCTGGCGAAGCACTGCCTTGCTGCCCGCACCCGGATGCTCAAGTCCAAGGCAGAAAGAAAGCTTCTCGGGAAAGAAAACCAGAACGGAGGACGAAAATGCCTAGATACAAAGTCATTGTAGAGTGCAGCGGCCCGCACAGGAACGCGGCGCTTACATACCGCATCAACGCCGCGAATCAGTTTGCGGCAGAGTTCCGGGCCTGCCAGCTGGCGGGTGACCATTACCCCGAGTATCGGGACATCAAACCGGTGAGGACGGATGTGCTGAAAAATGACGATGACGCCGTGTAAAGACTGCCCCACTCGTCACCCGGTGTGCCACGACACATGCCCCAAGTACGCCGAGTTCAAGCGACAGCGGGAAGCGGAAGCCGCTTACACCAGAGAGATGCTGGACACAGGCAAGGCCTACCACTACGACCACGAAGACCGCCACCGGGAACGAGGCCGCAAAAAGTACATGGGAGCGAACGGAGGAGCGGACAGATGAAAGTGCTTATCGCCTGTGAAGAATCGCAGGAAGTATGCAAGGCTTTTCGGGAGAAAGGTCACGAAGCCTACTCCTGCGACATTCAGGAACCGTCAGGCGGGCATCCTGAGTGGCACATTCTCGGGGATGCGCTCAAGGCCATTGAGAGCGGGCAAATCGTTACGATGGACGGCGTGGCGCATGAAGTCGGCAAGTGGGATTTGCTAATTGCACACCCGCCTTGCACACATTTGGCCGTATCTGGAATGAGGTGGTTCAAAGAAGGAAAGAAGCCGTTGAGCTTGAAATACGAAGCGGCAGCTTTCTTTATGAAATTTATCGAAGCAGATATTCCGCATATCGCAGTTGAAAATCCTGTAAGCGTGATGTCAACGCTGTACAAAAAGCCGGATCAGATCATAAATCCGTGGCAATTTGGGCATCCAGAGCAAAAGAAAACTTGCCTTTGGCTGAAAGGATTGCCAACTTTGAAAGAAACCGACAATGTGTACAAACTTATGATGACACTTCCGATAAAGCAAAGAACAAGAATTTGGCAGATGGGAAGCGGCCACGCAAAGGAACGGAGCAAAACGTTTCCAGGCATTGCAAAAGCAATGGCCGAACAATGGGGGCAAAAATGAAAACCGTGACGACCTGATTGGAGGGAAACTATGAAAGCAGTCCTTTTGAGCATTCGGCTTAACTGGTGCAAGCTGATTTGGAGCGGAATGAAAACAGTGGAGGTACGCAAAACTCGCCCGATGTTGGAAACGCCGTTCAAGGTGTACATCTACTGCACCGGTCACGATGGCTGGGTCATGAAATTGCCCAAGGCGGGCGTGCAGAAAATGGACAGCAGAGTAATTGGCGAGTTTACCTGTAACAAAATCGACAAGCTCGTCCACGTCGGAACGATGATGGACATAAACATTTTGACATTGGACGGGTGGTATAAACCAGCAGATGCACTGCTTCAAGCGGCTTGCTTGACCGAAGCGCAGGCTGAAAAGTATCTCAAGGGCGGTGACGGATACGGCTGGCATATTTCTGACCTGAAAATTTATGACAAGCCAGTAAGGCTTGAAGATTTCTGGGCGATACAACCCTGTACGCATCGCGGCGACTGTTGCACTTGCTTGCAATGGGACAACATAAAGGAAAAGTGCTGCGCGTCCATATACATTTCACGCCCTCCGCAAAGCTGGTGCTATGTGGAGGACGGCAGATGAAACTGACCCTCTACGGCGACCCCCGCACTAAGAAAAATTCTGCACGCATCCTCAAAAGCCGCTCAGGCGGGCGCTTTGTGGCCCCCAGCAAGGCATACGTGGATTATGAGACGGACTGCCTGCGGCAAATCAAAAGGCCGCACAGCCCCATTTCTGCCCGCGTGAACGTGAGGTGCGTTTACTACATGGCTACCCGGCGCAAGGTAGACCTTGCCAACCTGATCGAGGCGACTACAGACATTCTGGTGAAAGCCCGCGTGCTGGAGGACGACAACAGTAAGATCGTCGCCGCCCACGATGGCAGCCGGGTGGACTACGACAAGCAAAACCCCAGAGTGGAGATCTGGATCGAGGAAATGGAGGACGAAAATGGCTGAATATCATGTTGGGTGTGGGATGCTTGGAAATATCTACGCTGGAACTTATGCGCCGCCCCGCAAGGATGGTTTGCAGGCATGGCGTAACAAGTCAGAGGTGACAAGCGAAGCAGTCGAAGCGGTTATGGGGCATTTTATCACGGAAATGGAGCGTGACGATAAGACAAAGCTCGAAAAGGTGTGGGGAGTTATCGGAAACAAGAAGCTAAAAGTCACTTTTGAGATTTTCGCTAACAAGGAGGAAAACAATGGCCCACACATGGATACCTGACTCCGACACACCAAAGCCTGACATTGGCGTGGACTACCGCACCGTCAAGGCGTGGTTTCAGCAGTGCCGGGACCTTGCGGCGGCTATCGAAGCCCAGAAGCAAAAAATACAGCGCATCCGGGACGTGGCCGAAAAATGCACCCAGAGCCTGAGCGGGATGCCTGCAGGTGGTGGCAATGGGGACAAGGTGGGCTTTGCTGTAGAGCAGCTGGACACCGAGCGCCGACAACTTCAGAGGATGGAGACGGACCTGTGCAATTTGCGTGTTGAGGCCACCCGGCGGGCATACTGCCTGATGGACGAGCCGGAATGCGCCGAAGCGATTTGCGAGCACTATGTCATAGGAAAATCTCACAAGGAAATCGCAAAAGAAGTCGGCGTGTGCGGGGCAGATGTGGTCTACCGGCGAATCAAACGCGGATGTATGGCCCTGGCCGAGATATGGGACGAGTTTTCTGACGTGCAAAGTGTACAACATGCACAAGAAAACACAGCGTGATTTTGGAAGGGGTCAGCTCTTTTCAAGTCTGTAAGCTTAGATGTAAAATTCTAATAAGCGGTTCAGCGCTAAGCGGTAGCCGCTTGCCACGCAGCCTCCAGAACGGTCCCTTCCTTGTGACAGGTTTTCATGCTTTCCTGTTCTCCTTCTTTGTTTTGCGGGCAGCTTCTATGCGATACACTGACACAAAGGCAGCCTGCCGCTCACGAGAGACAGGAGGCGGTTCGATTCCGCCGTATCGCACCGTATGGCGCATGGACTCATCCCCCACAAAGCTGCACGCTTAACCTCCCGTGCCACGAGAGAGCTTTGAATCCCCGAGGGTGTAAGTAGACTTCCCGACGGGATGTGCGTCAAACAACAGCCCTGGCGGAGAACCAGGGCTGTTTTATGTGGCCGCCTGAGCGCAGTACGGAGCGCGTGTCAGCTGAGATATTGCTGGCTGGTTCGAGTCCAAGGGCGGTGTTTTATACTCCGGTAGCTCAAGTGGTAGAGCGGCGGTCTCCAAAACCGCATGTTGCAGGTTCGAGCCCTGCCGGGAGTGCTTGCATGATCTGACGAGAGCGGGGAGTGCAATAGCGGGGCATCCAGCCGCGAAAGTTCTGGACGCAGAGGCTTTGCACCTGACAAGCAAAGCCTCTTATTATATGCCGTCATAGCTCAATAGGCAGAGCGCCGCCCATTTAAGGCGGGACAACATTGGTGATACCACGGGAACATCACTGCACAGCCAACCACTGCGCACATCCATTCCGTGGGTGCCGGTTCGAATCCGGCTGGCGGCACATTCGATATTCTGACCGTTCGGATTTTCCGGGCGGTTTTTCTTTTGTCTGAGTTTAGAGAGGTGGTGGCGGTGAGCGCGAAACGGCTGACAGATAAGCAAAAAAAGAAGATCATTGCTGACTATGTGCAGCTGCAGAGCTACGCAAGAACCGCGAAGCTGAACGACGTAGCAGAAAGCACCGTGCGGAAAATCGTGAAAGATAATCCCAAGTGCGCGGATTTGTGCGCCTTAAAAAAAGAGCAGAACACGCAGGACATGCTTTCCTACTTAGGCAGCAAGCGCGAGGAAGCACAGGGTATTCTCGGGCTGTACCTTCAGGCGATGGCAGACCCTGACAAAATCGCAGAGGCAACGCTGCCGCAGCTGTCCACGGCGTTTGGCACCATCGTGGACAAGTTTGCTATGCTGGGAGACCAGAACGGCATAGAAGCCCCGGACGATGGCCTGCTTGAGGCCCTGAACGCTGCCGCAGACATCAGCCCGCCGGACGACGTGGATATGCTGCCAGAGGAAGAGGACGACAATGCGGAAAAGTAACGGTTTTCGCTGGAAAGCCCTCAGCCAGCGGCAAAAGATGGTTCTTTGCTGGTGGACACCGCAGAGCGCATACAGCGGCTACAACGGCATCATTGCCGATGGCGCTATCCGATCGGGCAAGACCTTTGCCATGAGTTTTTCGTTCGTCCAGTGGGCTATGAACTGCTACAGCGGCCAGCAGTTTGCCATGTGCGGCAAAACCATTGCCAGCTTCCGACGCAACGTGCTGGGGACGCTCAAGCAGCAGCTTGCAGCCCGTGGCTACAACGTCAAGGAGCATCGGGCAGAAAACTGCATGACCGTCAGCAATGGCGGCAGAATCAACGAGTTTTACTTTTTCGGCGGAAAGGACGAGAGCAGCCAGGATCTGATCCAGGGCATCACCCTTGCCGGGGCATTCTTCGACGAGGTGGCTCTGATGCCGCAGAGCTTCGTCAATCAGGCCACGGCCCGCTGTTCCGTCACCGGGTCGAAGTTCTGGTTCAACTGCAACCCGGGCAGCCCGCAGCACTGGTTCTATCTGGAATGGGTGCGGAAATGCCGCTCCCGCAAGATGATGTATCTCCATTTCACGATGGACGATAACCTGTCACTTGCCGAGGACATCAAAGAGCGCTACCGCAGCCAGTACAGCGGCGTTTTCTATCAGCGCTACATTCTGGGCCTGTGGACGGTGGCTGAGGGCCTTGTCTACGATATGTTCGACCGACAAAAACATATCATCGATAAGCTGCCGGAGCTGTCACCAAAGGGCGCGTATGTGGCGTGCGACTTCGGTACGCAAAACGCAACGGTTTTCTTGCTGTTCCAGACGCAGTCAGACACCGGCATATGGATAGCGACCCGCGAGTATTACTACAGCGGGCGCGAACAGAAACGCCAGAAGACTGTGGGCGAGTATGTTGCAGACCTCAAGCGATGGTTAAACGGCACAAAGCCAGAAAAGGTCATCGTTGACCCGTCTGCACTGCCGCTTATCACGGAGCTAAAGCGAAACGGGTTCCCGATTCAGGCAGCAAACAACGACGTTTTGAGCGGCATTCTGGACGTTCAGACGATGCTCCAAACCGGCAGATTAAAAATATACAGAGAGTGTAAGCGCACCATACAGGAGTTTGGCGTTTACGCATGGGACCCGGACAGAGAAGATGTGGTCATCAAGGAAAACGACCACTGTATGGACTCTATCCGGTATTTTGTACGCACGAAGCGCCTTGTCAAGCGGGCCGGAGGATAAAAAGTGGCTACATTTACGTTTCAGACATTCCAGCAGGCCCAGCAGGAAGGGCGGCTCACAGATTTTCTGTGGGATTTCATCCAGCAGCACAAATCTTCCCCGCAGGTGGCGGGCAGGACTGGCGCGCTGGCTGCTGATTTATACGATCGGCAAAAAAACCCGGGCGCAGAACAGTTCGCCGTGGCCTATGCAGAGATGCTCAAGCGGGCGACAAACAACACCCGGGACATCATGAGGCCGGATATGGTCAAAAGTAACCTGTTCCGGCGGCTCAACAAGCAGCGCGCGGCGTACTCGCTGGGCAACGGCGTCACATTTGCCGATGGCACCGACAAGCTAAAGCTGGGCGCGACCTTCGACGAGCGGGTTTTTAAGGCTGGATATTTTGCCCTTATCCACGGCGAAAGCTTTGGATTTTGGAATTACGACCACCTGGACGTGTTTAAGCTGACCGAGCTTGCCCCGCTTTATGACGAGAACACCGGCACACTGCGGGCGGCTGCACGGTATTGGCAGCTCAACCCGGACACGGCAACAAAAGTGGTGCTGTACGAAGAAGACGGATACACCGAGTACAAGTCTCAGGCGCGTGGCGCATACCCGCTGCAAGAAGCTGTGGCAAAGCGTGGATACCTCAAGACCACGATTACAACCAACGTGGGCGGCGAAGAGTCTGTCACAGAGGACAATTACGGCGCCCTGCCCATTGTACCGCTTTGGGGCTCAGACCTGCACCAGAGCACGCTTGTTGGGCTTAAAGCCTACATTGACAACACAGACCTTGTCATGTCCGGCTTTTGCAACGATTTGCAGGACTGCGCGCAGATCTATTGGCTGTGCGAAAACTTTGGAGGCATGACGCAGGACGAGCTGCAGGGCTTTTTGCAGCAGCTCAACCTCTACCACGTCGCCAACGCCGACACCGGCGATGGCGGCAAGGTGCAGCCCTACACCACCGAAATCCCCGTCACGGCCCGGAGTACGTTGCTTGACCTGCTGCACAACCGGTCTTATGAGGACTTCGGCGGGCTGGATGTGCATTGTGTAAGCGCAGATAGCACAAACGACCATCTGGACGCGGCCTATGAGCCGCTGAATCACAATGCGGACGATTTCGAGGCGCAGCTCACACCCTTTATTCAGCAGATTTGCAAGCTGGCTGGGTTGGGCGACGTGTCCCCGATTTTTACCCGCAGCAAAATCACCAACACCGCCGAACAGGTCAGCATGGTAATTTCTGAGGCGGCGATCATCGGGCAGGACATGGCCATTGACCTGCTGCCCAACCTGACCCCGGAACAAAAGGAGCAGGCTAAGGCGGCGCTGATGGCAGAGAGCGCGGCGAGAGAAACAACGGAGGAGGAAAACGAAGATGGCACTTTACCGAGTTCCGATTAAGTGGGAGCAGCGCGGGTATTTACTTGTCTATGCCGAGAGCCAAAGCCAAGCAGCCGAGGCGGCATTGAATGAAATGGACGTTTACCCGCTGGACAGCGAGCCAATCCCCGGAAGCCTTAAGCTTGCATTTCCTTCCGAAAATGCGGGTGAATACGTTTCGAGAGTAGCTGATGGATTTGAAAGCTAACGACCGTGACCGCATTTCTACCCGCCAGCTGAACCGCCTGCGCCGCCGTATCCTCCGGGTGTACGGCACTGCCCGCCGGGAGATGCAGGAGCAGCTCACCGAGTTTTTAGCCAAGTACAAAGCACTGGACGAACGCAAGCGGGCGCAGCTGGATGCAGGCGAGATCACCGAGGAAGACTATCGCATCTGGTTACAAAATCAGGTCTTTCAGTCCGATTTGATGCGCCAGAAGCTGGACGGCATCACGCAGACCTGCACCACAGCCCAAGAGACGGCCTACAAGCTGGCCCGGGATGAGCAATACAACATCTTTTCCTTTGGCGCAAACTGGGCTTTCTACGAGCTGGAACAGGCCGCAGGCGTGACGTTCGGGCTGACCCTGTACAACACCGAAGCGGTCAAGCTCCTGCTGAAGGAGAACCCCCGCATGGTACCCAACAAGCGCATCAAGAGCGAGAGCAACCGCACCTATGACGCCCGGGTGTTCAATCGCTACGTCATGCAGGGCATTGTGCAGGGCAAGAGCGTCCACGACATCGCCGTGCAGGCCGTCAACGGCATGGCTGATACAGAGATCCACTGGGCTATGAACAACGCCATCACAGCCCTTACCAGCGCCCAGAACGCCGGGGCTTTGCAGCAGATGCGAAACGCCCAGGCTTTGGGCATCGAGGTCAAAAAGCGGTGGAACTCCACCCACGACTACCGTACCCGTGAAATGCACCGCCTTCTTGACCAGCAGACGGCAGAGCTTGACGAGCCCTTCAAGGTTATGGGCTACGAGATTCAGCACCCCGGCGACCCCAACGCTGCCCCGGAGATGGTTTACCACTGCCGCTGTGTGTTGTCCTCTGCGCTGGGCAAGTACCCCCGGCAGAACGCCATGCAGCGGGACAATGTGACCAAAGAGACCACCCCCGTCATGGATTACACCGAGTGGTATAAATCCAAGGGCGGCACGGAAGCCGAACAAATGTGGTGGGCGGAAGAACGAAAGCGCAGAAAGGAGAGTTCCAAGAATGAGTAAACGAGGCTCTGGAAGTACTACAGCCGAGCAGCATTTTGTGGTACGGAAAGTGCCCGGCGGAGTTCGACTGGAACGTGACCAAAATCAAACCATTTCAATACGAAAGGAGGCACTACCGTGAGTAAAAGAGGTTCGGGCAGCTCCGCGAGAGCGGGCGGCGGCGCAAATGGAGCAAAAAGTTTGGATAGTACGCTGGTAAGAAGATCGAATGATTTTTCGTTGTTTGATGCTGGCGACGCAACAAAGCGCGAGTATGAAACGAACGTGAAGAAAATCCAGCAATTGAATCTTACTCAGCAGGAAAAAGCGGCGGCACTGGATAAATTGCATGAACTGACAACGGAACAGCTAAAGGCTCAGACGAAGGTTGCGAATCCATACGTTTCCGGCCCTGCAAGGTTTAACCAGAATCAGGTGCAAAAGGCAGCGGATAACACGGCACAGAAACGACAAAACGTCAATTCTTTTATGAAAGATGTGCAGAAAAAGTCAACCGCAAACAAAAAGGCAGCTGAAACAAAGTCGCTTTCTTCTGTTTTGGGTTCTGCAATGGACAGGGGCGCACTTGAAGTGACATTTGAGGGAAAGACCTACTATCGCGCAAGAAAAAATTCCAAGACGTGGAGAGTTCGGTAAACCGTGAACTTTAACTACGACATCAAATTCACCGACAACACCCCGCAGCTGCATGAAGCTCTGGATTCATGGGCAGAGCGGGTGCTGACCATCTGGGGCATGAAAGTGCAGGATTACGCCCAGCTGCTTGTGCCTACTGGCACAGCAGACAGCACGGGCATTGAGGGCTACGTGGGCGGTGCGCTCAAGCAGAGCCTGACCTACGCCGTAGACCTTGCAAAAAAGACCGTGACCATCGGGTCAAATCTCTTTTACAGCGCGTATGTGGAGCTTGGCACGGGCATCTTTGCCGAGAATGGCAACGGACGCAAAACGCCGTGGGTCTGGAAGGACTTCAACGGCAAGTGGCACTTTACCCGGGGCATGGCCCCACGCCCGTTCCTCCGCCCGGCGGTGGAAGAGCACATTGATGAGCTGCGAGAAATCGCAGTGGAAGAAGCAAACAAGGAGGCGTAATTCATGAATTTGGAGAAAATGTTCAAAACACCAAAAGAAAAGTTCCTGCCCGATGATGTGAAAGCTGCGAACTGCGAGGCAGAAGACCTTTTCCTTGAGCTTGCAACGCAGCTTGACGCACTTCCTGAAAGCCGTGAAAAAAGCCTGTGCATGACAAAATTGCAGGAAGCGAAGTTTTGGGCGGTCGAATGCATCACCAAAGTTGCACGCAAAAACTAAATACTCAGCGGTTGGCGCACAGCGTCAGCCGCTATTTTTATGCCGCTTTAGCTCAGGTTGGCAGAGCGCCGGATTTGTAATCCGGGGGCCGTGGGTTCAAGCCCCACAGGCGGCACCACACCGGCAGCACGTCCGGCAAATAAACCTTATTGCCAAGCATGGCAGCCCGAGCAAGGGCGGAAAGGACTATCACATGGCACTCAAAAGAGCTGACATCCGCACGATTTTGGAGAACCCCGAAACCTCCAACGATGACAAGGCAAAAGCCATTCTGGACGCCCTGCACAAGGAGACGGACGAACTCAAAGACCAGCTGGATGCAGAAAAAACAGCCCGCACACAGGCCGAGAAGGACCGGGACGCAGCCAACGGTGGCAAGGAAGCCGCCGAAAAGGCGCTGACCGACTACAAGGCCCAGCAGACCCAGAAGGACACCCGGGCCACGAAAGCAGCGGCATACAAGCAGCTGCTGAAGGACAATGGCGTGCTGGAAAAGCACTTTGACCGCGTTGTAAAAATGACCGGCGCGGACATCGATGCTTTGGAGCTGGACGAGAACGGCAAGGTCAAGGACGCAAAGAAGTTCATGGACAGCCAGAAAGACGTGTGGGGCGACTTTGTGGCTACAACCACGACCACCGGCGCAAAGGTGGACACCCCGCCCACCAACACCGGCTCCAAAATGACCAAAGACCAAATTTTTGCAATCAAGGACGCTGACGAACGCCAGGCCGCGATTGCAGCAAATGCCGACCTTTTCACGGGCGGCGGAAAGGAATAACACATGGCAGCAAAAGAAAACCTTATCGTAACTACCGACATTACCATCAACCCCCGAGAAATCGACTTCGTCACCCGCTTCCAGCGCAACTGGCAGCATCTGCGCGACATCATGGGCATCATGCGCCCCATTCGGATGCAGCCCGGCACTACCCTCAAGAGCAAGTACGCCGAGGGTACGCTTCAGATCGGCACTGTTGCTGAGGGCGAGGAGATCCCCTACAGCAAGTTCACCGTCAAAGAAAAGACCTATGCTGACATTACTGTCGAAAAGTTCGCCAAAGCCGTCTCGCTGGAAGCCATCAAGAAGTACGGCTACGATGTCGCCGTTCAGAAGACCGATGACGAGTTCCTGTACCAGCTGACCGCGAACGTCACCGACCGCTTCTACAAGTATCTGAACACCGGCACCCTGAAAGGCACCCCCAAGACCTTCCAGATGGCTCTGGCGATGGCCAAGGGCAGCGTTGAGGACAAGTTCAAGAACATGCACCGCACCGTCACCGGCGTCGTGGGCTTCGCCAACATTCTGGACGTGTACGAGTACCTGGGCGCGGCCAACATCACTGTCCAGAATCAGTTCGGCTTCCAGTACATCAAGGACTTCATGGGTTACAACACCATCTTCCTGCTTTCCAGCGGCGAAATCGCGCGAGGAAAGGTCATCGCAACCCCGGTGGACAACATCGTCCTGTACTATGTTGACCCCGCCGACAGCGACTTTTCCAAGGCAGGTCTGGTCTACACCACTGCGGGCGAGGCAAGCAACCTCATCGGCTTCCACACTCAGGGCAACTACCACACCGCAGTCTCTGAGAGCTTCGCCGTCATGGGCATGACCCTGTTCGCTGAGTATCTGGACGGCATCTCTGTCCAGACTATTACCCCGGGCGAGTAATCGCCCCTTTTGAGTAGGAGGCATCCAATGACCGTCCCTGAGCTGTGCGTTTACACGCACAATTTCTTTGACCGGGCAGACGACCCCATTGCCGGGGAGTTTGCCTTTGAGCCGGATACCGTTCCCGCCGGGGTAGTCCCGGGGCAGTATTTCCTCGTGTGCGGCTCTATCTTCAACGATGGCGTACACAAGGCCGGGGACGGTGATTTGGTGGCGGAGACCTTTAACGGCACGGTACAGCCCATGCGCGTGCCGCCTGCCTTTGTGGAGCTGGCCCAGAAAATCGACGCCTATGACAAGGCACTGCCGTCCGGCGGCGTGTATGTGTCCCAGTCCTTCGGCGGCTGGTCCGGCACGATGGCTACAGGCGCGGACGGCCTACCCGCAGACGGTAAGACCAAGTTCCGGGCCGAAATCAACCAGTGGAGGAAGATGTGACATGGTCAATCCGTTCGTTGCATCCACCGTGATGCAGGGCTTTACCCAAAAATACCGTTTTCAGACCCGCAGCTATGAGCCGGATGGCGTGGGTGGCTTTGTGTCCGGCTGGACGGACGGCCCGGAATTTGAGGCTGTAGAGCGCCACGACACCACCGTGGAGGCTCAGGTTGCAGAGCAGGCGGCTACAGCGTCCACCTATACGCTGCTGGTCAACACCGGTGTGCCTCTGGCTTTCCCGGACTACGTCAAGCGGGTGAGCGACGGGCAGACCTTTCAGGTGACGAGCGCAGCCGATGAGGGCGGCGCTCCGGAAGAATCCGGCATGGGCCTGCGGGCCGTGAAGTGCAAAAAGGCGGTGCTGCCGTAATGGGACCGTCTGAGAGCATCAACCGGGCGCTGAACGCTTTTTTCAACGGCTTTGACATCCCGGGCTATCTGGAAGATAACATCCCTCCTGCCGCTTCACTGCCCTATCTGACCTACAAGCCCACCATCCCCGGCGGGTGGAACGAAACGACATCCTTCCACGCCCGACTGTGGTACCCCAGCAAGGGCGGCAGAGCCCCCATTCTGCAAACAGAAGATACGATCAGCGCGGCCCTCCCAAGAGGCGGCTTAAAAATCGAGTGCGAGGGCGGCGCTATTCTTTTGGACAAAGACGATAAAGATTGGGCGCAGCCACTCAACAACACTCCTGAAGGGTATCTGTGCGAATACCTTATTTTTGAACTTACACGGCTTATACCGTGAGTAAAGGAGCAATATGGCAAGAAAATTTTCCAAAATTTCACAGAAAGCGTTCGAGTCCATGCAGATCAATGCCGGTGTCGTGCTGAACAAGTTTGACGTGACCGGAACGACCGAAGTGCAGGATGCAGACATCATCTGCGCCACTTCCGGAGGCATCACCGCGACCTGCAAAGCAAACTTCACCGATCTGGGCGCGGACGTGGACAACGCCCAGAAGAACACCGCAGAGCTGATGCAGATCGAGGACTACGACTGCACGCTGGCCTTTACGGCCCTGAACGTCACAACGGACGTCATCAAGCTGGCCCTCGGTGCAGCCGATGTGGCAGAAAAGAAGGTCACGCCCCGCATGACGCTGAACCCCACTGAAAGCACCGGTGACTTTAAGGACATCTGGTGGGTCGGCGACACCATTGACGGTGGCTATGTGGCTGTACGTCTGATGAACGCACTCTCCACCGGCGGTTTGACCCTGAAGACGACCGACAAGGGCAAGGGCAACATTGCAGTCACCCTGACCGGCTGCCCCCGGCTGGGCAGCGATGTGGTGCCGATGGAGTTTTACTACAGCCCCAAGGCGGCAGCATAAGGAGGTTACAGCATGAAAACCCTGAACCAGATGGACGAGACCGAGTTCCTGCGCCGCTGCTGGCTCATCGCTGACGCGGTGTCTGACCTGCTGACCAAGACCAAAGTCATGGAGCTGCGCAAGGTCATGCCGGCTTTCAATGGCAGCGAGACCGAAGAGGAAAAGAAGCAGAAGAGGGAAGAACAGAGCCGAAAAAACCTCAAGGCAATGGCAAAAAGCCTGCTGTTCGACAACGCCGAGGCTACCGCCAAGCTGCTTCCGCTGCTCTATGAGCCAGACGTGGATAAGGACGGCAAGCCAGAGACCATGACGCCGTTTAAAACCCTGCGCGTTATCACTGCCACCATCGAGGACAAGGACGTGCTGGATTTTTTGTTATCGTTGGTGAAGCTGGGCCAGACGAGTATCGACGCCTGACTTCGTCCATTCGGCTCGATATGCTGCGGCTCATCGGCAAGCCCTACATCGTCCAGCACATCATGAACACCCGGCGGCAAGAGGCTATTGCTTTGAGCTACCGGGCATACATGACGGACACGCTGGCAAGCTTTGCAGGAGTAGAAGAGCGCTGGGCTGACCGGGTGGCGGGAATCATCGCCCCCCGCCCCTCAGAGCCACAGCAAAGCGCCGAAGAAGTGATACAGAGAATCAAAAATGGCTTGAATGGGGGTGAGGAAACCTGAAACTTTTTGAATTGAGCGCCACCCTCGGGCTGGACACGTCCGCGTATGAAAAAAATATCGATAGCGCAAAGCAGACTATGCAAAGCGCTGCCAAGTCTATGCAACAGAGCACAAGCAAAGCTGGTTCTGGTGCAGAAAGCATGGCAAAACAATTTGCCTCAGCCGCAGCAAAAGCTCAGATTCTGGCAAATGCAGTCGTAACTGTAGCAGAAAAAGCTTTATCCGGCGTCTCGAATTTAGTAAGTACTGGAGTCCAGTACAACATGCAAATGGAAAAATACCAGACTGCATTTACTAATATGTTGGGCAGCGCCGAAAAGGCTGCAAGCACTTTGCAGCAAATCAAAGAGGATGCAGCACGCACCCCACTTGACGTTGCATCTTTAGTGCAGGCAAACCAACTTTTGATTTCTGCCGGTGTTGACGCAGGCGAGGCAAGAAAAACCATCCTTGCACTAGGAGACGCGGTGTCTGCGGCTGGTGGTGGCAATGCAGAGCTTTCCCGCATGGCACAAAACTTACAGCAAGTCAAGAATGTCGGTAAAGCGGCAAGTATTGACATCAAGCAGTTTGCTTATGCAGGTATTGACATCTACGGTATTCTGGCCGATTACACCGGAAAATCCACCGCAGAAGTCCAGAAAATGACCATCACATACGACCTTCTGACCGCAGCACTTCAAAGAGCATCCGAAGAAGGTGGACGGTATTACAACGCAATGGAAACGCAGAGCCAAACCCTAAGCGGGCGGCTTGACACCTTGCGTGATAACTGGTCTCAGCTTCTTGGAAGCCTTTCAGAGGGCCTTGCCGATGTAGAGGGCGATTTGGTTTCTGCTGCTGCCGAGTGGGTAAAGACGCTGCAAACCTCATTCGAAGAATACGGAGCAAAGGGCCTAATGGAAGCAGGCAGCAGTATCGTAAATGATATTGCGAACGGCATCGCAGACCGCATTCCACAACTTGCAGAGCAGGCTGGGGCCGCTGTTCGGCGCTTTTCGGACTATCTCGTTGAAAACATGGGAACTATTGTGGAGACCGGCGGAAACCTTCTCGCCAGCCTTGCCGATGGTATCTTAAATGCTTTCCCTGATATTGCAAATGCCGCCGTGCAGACGGTAGGAACTCTGGCCTCTGAATTATGGGCGAATACAGACAAGATTTTCGAGCAGGGCGCACAGCTGGTTGGAAAGCTTTGCGAAGGACTTCTCAGCGTTTTGGGGAATGTAATCGAAGCGACCGGAACCATTACGGAAACTATCATCACAAAAATTTTCTCAACAGACTGGGGCGACGTCGGCAAAAATATCGTTTCCGCAATCGGTCAAGGTATTTCCAACGGTATTGCATCTTTGAGCGGACCGCTTGACCGGCTGTCTTATAAGCTAAACCATGCACTCGGCAAAGTGGGATACGCTGAGTATAACAGCTTTGAGGCGTGGGCGGCGGCAAACGGAAAGACTGACGAGACAGAATATCAGCATGGAAGCCAAAAAGACGATGACTATTGGCGTCGCTACGGTGAACGGATGGCGGCGCAATACGGGCTGAACGAGAAAACGGAGCAAGAATCTACCGGTACGGATGGAGACGGCGCCGGAGTCACTCCGGCCAAGACTCCAACCCAAAAGCACGTCGCCGCCGATACTAAAAAGCTGGCCGACACCATTAAGGAGACCTCTCAGGAGATCCTTGCTGGTACTGGCAACATCGTTGGCAGCATCCAGCGTGTAACAGAGACTGCTGACAACACCTACAACGTCTATGACGGCACCACTAAGCAGCTCAAAGGCACAACCAAAGAGACGGTGCAGACTATCACCGACTCGTGGACTGAGGTAGTGGACGGCGTCGAAAAGACCATTAGAAAGGTCACAAAAAATGTGACCGATGCCGATGGCAAAATCACCACCACGGTCAACCAGACCTGCGACAAGGTGGTTTTGTCTGTCTCTGAGATGCAGTCTCGTATTGACAAAAATCTCAGCGAGGCCAAGACCAAATGGCAAAACGGCATCATGGGGACGCTTCAAAGTGTGCTCACCGACCTCAAAAACGGCAACTGGACGAGCCTTGCCACCGACTTTGCAAAGCTGATTTGGGGCGAGGTCACGCAAGAGCAGCGCAACATCATCTCCAAATGGTTTTCGGACGCCCTCACTGCTATCAACGACAGCTATTCCGGCGGCGGTATGAGCGGCCTGAAAGATACGCTCCACAAGCTGCTCGCCGATGGCATTACCTCGGACGCCAACGACGCAAAAGTGGCCGTGCAGGGCCTCTCTCAGGTCATAAACGGGCTGGGCGAGTCCGGCGGCATGGGCGCCAAGCTGGCGGGCATCGCCGGAAACTTTTCGGGCATGGCGGGCGGCATTACAAAAGCTCTCAGCGGCATTGTGGGCTTTATCATAGCAAACCCCGTGGTGGCCGCTATCCTCGGTCTGACGGCCCTTGTGGGCGGCGCGGCGTTTGCCAAGTGGCGCAGCAGCCGTGATAACGACGTCACCAACAACTACAAGAGCCCCTACGGCACAACGCCGGTGTATGACTCTCTGGCAGAGTTTTCTGCCCGCGCCGACCAGCTCAACCGCTACAGCAGCGTCACCGCGTCGCCGTTTGCTGGCAGTCAGCAGGACACCACCGGCAAGCAGCAGCTCAGCGTATTGCAGCGGATCTCCAACTCGCTGGATGAGCACCTCCCGGCTATCGGCACCGGTACGCTGGTCATCGACGCTAACGGTGTGCAGGCTCTTGCGGGTGCAATGCAGCCGACACTCACCAATGGCATTGATGGAGATTTGGGCATCCGCGCGGCCCGGAAAGCAAGAGGTGGTTAAATGGCAGCTTTACAAGGCGTCCAGCTGGGCGATTACCACACCCTCAAGGATTGGGGGCTTTACATCGTGGTGGGCGGTACGACCGTCGGCCCGGCAGAACCGGACCAGAGCCTACTCATAAAGGTGCCGTTTAGCGACCGTATTCTGGACCTCTCCAAATCTCTGGACGGCAAAGTCCATTACACCCAGCGCAAGATAATTATCACCCTCAAGTGTGTCAAGCCAAAAAAGCTTTGGCCCAGCATCCAGAGCGCCCTCGAAAACGCTTTGCAGGGACAGTGGCTGCGCTGCATCTTTGATGATGACCCGTCGTGGTACTGGGAGGGCTACTGGACAGTGACCCCCCAGAGCCGCGACCGGTGGGAGAATGTCTTTACCATCTCCGGCATCTGCAACCCCTACAAGGTCAACCTCACCGCTGAGGCGGGCGCTGACTGGGAGTGGGACACCTTTAACTTTGAGACAGACACTATTTATGATACGGCAACGGAGGTAAAAAGTCTGTGAGTTACAAAGTCTATGCAGGCACCCAGACCGCCGTAGGCGTATGGGACACCAAAGCCTGCATCTATGACCCGACTGGCGAAGACCTGCGCACTACGGCTACGCTGCTCATCTCCCCGACTCTCACCCGTGAGGCCGGTAAGGCTGGCAGTTTTGAGTTTACACTCCCGCTGGGCAATGTTGCCCACTCGGCGCTGCAAAAGCTCAAGACCATTGTGGAGGTGGAGCAGGACGGCACGCCCATCTGGCACGGGCGGGTCATGAGCCACGACATGGATTTTTATCTGAGACAAAAAGTGTACTGTGAGGGTGAGCTCGCGTATCTCAATGATACCGCGCTCACCCCTTATCGGTACCCAAATATCAGCATCCGGGAATTTTTGGAAAATGTCATCCGCAATCACAACAGCCAGACCGACAAATACAAAGCCTTTACGGTGGGCGATGTCACTGTTTTTGCAGAAGGACCGCAGGAGCCCTTTAAGACGGTCTACATGAGCGGTTGCAAAGTGGATTCCGAGAAAGACGACGACGGCAGCAATGATTATTTTATTGTGGATGCTGATAAAAGGTGGATATGCGATATATTAAACTACACCGTTTCAGCTGGGGAGTATATTAACAGAGGTAATGCGATACGCGTTGTCTCTGAGTATGAAGGCCAAGGCGGCAAGTCATTCACGGTGGAGCGAAACATAGCCTACAAAAACGGCAGCTTTTACGCTGTGACCGTGACGGCTCATGGCTCTAAGTACATTTACGAGCTCGGCACCACCCCGCTGACAAACTGGCGGCTGGGCGATGACGGATCGATTCAGTTCTACAACTCCGGTTTTAATGGAGGATGGTCGGTCTGCAAGGGTTACTATCTGCACGACTTCGACGCCTCGACCAACGAGGATCTGAGCTTTGGCGACGGCAAAAACTTCGGCACTACGTGGGACGTCCTGAAATCTGAGCTGACGGACGTCTACGGCGGCTACCTTGTCGTGCGGTACTCAGACGACGGTAAAACGCGGTATCTGGACTATCTTGCCGACGTAGCGGAGAGCAACACGCAGACGATCGAGTTTGGCGTAAATATGCTGGACCTCAATAACTATGTCAAGGCCGATAACATCGTCACCCGGGTCATCGCGGTAGGCTACCAGAAAAAAGGCTGGTGGATTTTTAAGAGTACCAAGACCATCCAGGAGCAGGCCGACGACAGAGCGGCACAGAGCTTCTATGGTATTATCACCCGGGTCATTGTCATCGACGGTAAGTCGATTACAAGGCAAAAGCTGCTGGACGCTGCGAACGAAGAGCTCCGGAAAAATCTAAGATACTATGATGGCATTGAGGTCAGCGCTATTGATTTGCGTGATGCAGGTATCAACACTGAGCGCCTGAGCTGGATGAAGAAGACCCGCATTATCTCAAAGCCTCACGGCATTGATACACCGTTGGTGTTGACCAAAATTGTCGAGCCGCTGGACGCGCCTGACAAGAAAAAGTTTACGTTTGGGACGAGTTTTTACTCTATCTCAGACCTGCAGGCCCTCAGCAGCCACAAAGCGTCTATGGCGTACAGTATCGCTTTAAGCTCTATGGGATACCTCAACGGCAATCCGATACCCACTAAAAGCTAAACGTCAGCACGGTAAAGGAGCAAAAAAATGACAAAAACTTTTAAACAGGTAATCGATGGGATACGCACAGCGGTCTTGGGCAAAGAGGTACGTGAAGACATTGCCCAGATGGGCGAGTATGTCGAGCAGTTTGCAAATACGGCAGGCGAAAACATCCAGAAAGCCATCGATCCCACCCTCACCCTCTCCGGCAAGGCGGCAGATGCGAAGGCTGCCGGTGACGCGGTTGGTAAACTCGAAACCGCAATTATCATGCCAAATTTAATAGATAAGGCAAAGTATGAAAGTGGAAAGTTTATAACTAGTAATAGTACTATTCAGCCATCAAACAATTACTCACATATTTTCGTTAAAGTTAAGCCGAATACAGATTATACGTATACACAGGATTTTGCCGGAAATCTTGAATTTGGTTTTACAGACGAAAACAAAAAGTACATTGTGGGTACGTGGCATCCAGATATTTACGGACAAAACACCTTAAAGCAAACATTTGTGTCACCTGCTGATTGCACTTTTATAGTCATCAATGTGGATAATCGTTCTATTGAGCATTCACAGCTGGAATCTGGAAAGGATACTGTGGGATTCTTTCCATACGGAACAGGCTATACATCAAAAAAATTAATGCTGACGGACGCAGTAACATATGATGCTATCGTTGGCAAAAATTTGCTTAATCCACAGGATTGTGTTTTGGAGTCAGGTGGTTATTATGGTTATATAAATATACCTATCGAGCCAAATACAAACTATGTGTTCAGTAAAGGGGAAGATACATCTAATCTTTTTATCGTGGAAAAAAACAGTGTAGGTAAGACTACAGTAGAAAAAAATTTGTATGGTGATAATTCAAAAACGTATATTTTCACTTCAAATGAAAATACTGCGCTGCTGAATATTAGATGCGCATACAATGCATTGGTGAGTGCAGGACAGTTGGAAAAAGGAACTGTTAAAACCGAATATGAAAAATATTTCGGCACTAGGAAAATGATACCAAACGATGTATTTCTTCAAATGGCATTGGACAACAAAGAAAAAATAGAAAAAATCAACACTTCTGTTGATGCAATAAATCAGAAACTTGATAGTGACTTCGTTACTCCGTATACAGAAAAGGAAAATGCACTTATTTATAAAAGTGAACAGACAATGGACAAATCAGTTGTTAGATTTGTACTCTTCGCAGACGTGCATGGTTCTGACATTTTGAACGGATATGAACCACCCGAAAGTTCTACAAAGTATGGAAACAATGGATATAAAAACTATAGAGAATTTGCACGTATTGCAAGAAAGATTGCTGAAAAAGTTGGTGCTGATTTTATTGTAAACCTTGGTGATACTATCAATTCAACAGTTGATGAAGCAAAAAATGATTACAATAAGGCAGAGTGCAAGAAAAGATTCACAGAATTTACCCGCAATGTTCAAGGCTATATTCCTTATATTTTTGCAACGGCTCACCATGAAATGCATCCTATCAACCTAAGCACAGGTGAAGGATATGCAGATGCATTAAATCATAGTGAAGTGTACGGAATTGCGAACCGATACACAAGAAATATTGAAATTATCAGTAATTCAGATGATACAAACAAGAATTACTATTATTTTGATATGCCTGTTCAGAATGTGAGATGTATTGTGTTAGACAGTTGCAGCAATACAAATTTCGGGTATTCTGATAAGGAAATAGCATGGCTTATTGATGTTGCATTGAATACCAATTATAAAATCCTTGTTTTTTCTCACATGGGTACAAAGGGAAATAATACAGGTATTAGCAGTCCACCTGTTAATGGCGAACAGGTGGAAAATGCACTCAAAAACAAGAATGTTCTTGGATACTTCCACGGACATACACACTGGGATAACATCATAAATCCGAGTGTAAGCGGTGTCGATTTTCCTTATATTTCAACTGTCAATTCGTGGTGTACCAAGTCCAATCTTCCGCCAAATGTGAGTGAGATTCTTGGTAGCCCTACCACATACGACAGAAAATATGATAGTTATACGGAATATGCGTTTGATGTGGTATCCGTCAACGCAGAAACCGGGAAAATCAATATGTTCCGCTTTGGGGCAGGTACAGACAGAGCATATCCATAAAATCTCAACTATCTTATCCGAAAAAAGAAAGGACTGATTAAATGTTTCCCATTATGGACGTTTCCCGCTGGCAGGGTCGCATCGACTGGGACAAAGTCAAGGCAAGCGGCCTTGTCTCCGGTGTGATGCTGCGGGCTCTGGGCAACAGCGCGAAAGACGCGCCCAGCAAGCCGTACATAGACCCTTATTTTGCCCGCAACTACGGCGAGTGCAAGCGGCTGGGCATTCCCTGTGGCGTGTACTACTACTGCAAGGCGGTCAACACGGCAGAAGCGGACGCAGAGCTTGCCCTGCTGCGCAAGGTGCTGACCGGCAAGACGGTGCAGCTGCCTGTGGCGGTGGACATCGAGGATACCTATGTGCAAGCACCGCTCGACAAGCAGACCCTGACGGACATTGCGGCGCACGCTCTGGGCACGTTGGAGCGCTGGGGCTTTTACGCCATGCTGTACACCGGGCTTTACTTTGGCCGTGATAACCTGTACATGACCGGAGCGGCACTGAAAAAATACGATGTATGGCTGGCAGCCTACCGCAGCAAAAAGCCTGAACCGGGCTGGCCGTTCGGCTTGTGGCAGTACACCAGCACCGCACGCGTGCCGGGCGTAAGCGGCAACGTGGACTTGTCCCACGCATACAAGGACTACACCAAAATCATTGCTAAGAAGGGTCTGACCCGTCTTCGGGAGGGCGCATGAGCGAAGCAATCATCGTGGCGATCATTACCGGCGGTCTGAGCCTGATCGGCGCGATCGTCTCCAACAACCACACCGCACAGAGCATGGACGCTAAGCTGGACAAGCAGCAGGCCGTCACCGAAACAAAGCTGGAAGAGCTGACCCGCGAAGTGCGGGCGCATAACAACTTTGCCCAGCGCGTCCCTGTGCTGGAAGAACAGATCAAGGTGGCAAACCACCGCATCGAAGATCTCGAAAAAGAGAGAGGAGAGTAACACATGGAAACCATCCTTAACACCATTCTTACCCCACTGCCCGCGTGGCTGGCGCTGGTGCTCATTGTTGTGGGCACTGTTTCGCTTGTGTTGGGGCTTATCCGTTTGGGCTACGGCGCAGCGGTCAAGACGCTGGTGCTTGACCTCATCGACCAAGCAGAGCGCGAGATTCAGGGCACCAAACGCGGCGCAGAGCGCAAGGCGTGGGTCGTCAAGATGCTCCGGGCCGCTCTGAGCGCCAGCAAATACGGCAGGCTCATCAGCTGGGCCATCACCGATGAGACCATCGGCACCGTGATTCAGTTTTTCTTCGACCGCATGAAGGCGGCCTTGCAAAATCAGTGAGGTTTTGACTATGAGTAGCACTACGTACACACGACATTGGTTAAAACAGGCCATTTTTACGAATGAGTCCGGCACTTTTGCCGTTAAAGGCCAGATTTGCCACCATCTCGGTAACGTCACCGCAATGGTACGCAACGCGGGACAGTTGCCGCAGCCCTTCTGGCTCGGTGCTGCCTGTGGCGGCGGCTCGTGTAGTGCTGCCCGCTGCGCTGCAAGGACTTGACCGACAGCGGATGACCGCCGCCATCAAAAGCGCACCGCTTGGGAGGGTAGACCGTAAGATAGCCTTACTGCGGTACGTTGAGCGGCTCCCGCTGCCGGACATTGCAGCACAGACCCATTACAGCCGGACGGCGATAGGCTACCGGCTGAAAGTTATTGATGAAAAGCTAGACGAAAGGAGCTCACCGTGAACCTCGAAAATGTTCCGACCGCAAATCTTGTTACAGAGCTTCGCAAACGCGAGGGCGTGGAAACGACCATTGTCGAGCCATATCAGGACGCAGAGGTCAGCGTCAACGGCCCTGCGCTGGTTCTTGTCGTGACGGATTGATTGTGGTATAATAACATCAACAAATCCACCCGGCCTCTCAAAGAAGCGCATTAGGGTGGATATTTGTACAACTGGCTAGTCTCCCGTGCATTCAGCGTGAGACGTAAAAAGCCCCGGTGCTCTGTTGGAGCACCGGGGCTTTTTTTGTTTATTTGAGATATTCCCGCAGCGCCCGCAGGATGAGCTCGTTCCGGCTGCACTGCTCTGCATCTATCCGCGTTGTCATCTTTTCGGCAAGCGGACCCGGGATGTAAATCGTAGCCTGTACATCCTTTGCGCCCTCGCTGCCATCACCAAAGATGGCGTCGCATTGCTCCTCGCCGAGGTGCTCAAACGCCCACTTTTGCGCGATCTCATCGGAGAGAGGCACGATCTGCTCACCAGGAGCCGTCCATCCGTCACTACGTCGGACGGCGTATACAGTGGCTGCGTTGCCCATGCCGTAGATAAACCATTTGCCAGCCTTAGTGCGGTAAAGAGTCTCCTCACAGTGGTAAAAGCTGGTGTAGTCTTGGTCAGACTCCCAATGCCCCATTTTTTTTGCGGTATCGGTGTCATAGCGAGAGCCGTTGATTATTTTGCGCATGATGTATCCTCCGTGTTATCAAAGTTATCGTCGTCTGCGGTTTTGGGCGTGGGAAGCCCGGCCAGCTGCCACCTTTTATAGCTCGATGCCGGACGTGATTTTAAGCGAGTCCCACGGATCGATGTGGCGATTGCCCTAAATCCTGCTGCGATCCTTTTTGCGGCAACGTCCTCTGGGATGTCGTCGTCAAAAAACAGCAGATAGTTTTTGCGCGCCCAGTCCAGCAGATTGACTGCCTTGTGAGTGTTGCCGTCCGGGTCGATCAACCTCCAAACAAGAGCCTCGCGATTTTGTGGGCCTTTTTGACCTGCGGGCAACTTTAGAGCCGCCGAAGCGCCTATGGATTGCAATGTCTGTATATGCGCCTGGATCTCCGGGTCTGTCGCCCGGCGGGCTTTTGCCTCCTCCGACCATGCGGCATTGTTGACATGGCCATTTTTTAGCCGTAGTGCAGCGCCGCATTTTTTTGAGCAGCATTGCTGGTTTACCTCGCTGGGAGAGGCATAAAAAGGCTTGCCGCAGATGGCGCAGATCTTTTTTAGTGACTTGCCTTTATGGTCGGCCTGATCATACGGAGGCTGCTTTGAGGGCGCGACGGGTTGCTGGACGCGTCCGTCTTTTCTGTGCCGTCCTCGCTGGCAGCCGCAGCTCCTTGATAGTTTTACGGAGCTGTATGACATAACTCTATCATTGCCGCAAAGAGCGCAATGCACGACGACCATTGTGCATTTGTAGCCATCAGCCATGATTTTAGCCGGTGCCGTGCCGACGATGGAGAGATTGCCGAATGTTTTGCCTATTAACCGGTCGGCAAGCGGCTTTTTGGGCTCTTTAGCCTTTGGTGCCTTGGGCTGCGGAGGCTCTGCAAGCGTCCACCCTTTATAAGTGTGCAGCCCGTGAGGCCTTTCCGGGTGCTTGAGCGCGTACCACAGCATCTGGACGCCTTCGGCGATCCGGGCTGCGGCGTTGTCCGGTGCGGCATCCGGGAAAAACAATTTTACATTGTCCTGACTCCACTTTGCCAGATCATCGACCTCGTGACGCTTGCCGTCCGGGTCAATGAGCGCCCATGAGTACAACATCACATCACCTCGATGTCATAATCGACGGTGCAGTCGGGGACCACGACATTGCCTTCCTCATCGACGGTGTAGTCGATGTCGCCGTTGGTGCCGTCGGCGTAGCTCTTGGCGTAGTCGGCCAGATACTCGACGTCCTCGACCTTGTAAGCGCCCAGATCGGCGTTGTACTCGAGGCCGCCGACCTCGAAGAAGTCGTTTTCGAAGTCGATGCCGGTGCGGGTGTCGGTCATTTTAATACTCAGGAGCTTGCTGCCATCATAAAACTTAGCCATTGTTGTTGTCCTCCTTATAGTTGAGTGTGTGGATTATGCCATGCAGTCACCATAGCAGTAGGTGTGGCAACGGGGGCAGAGGCCGCGGATGGCGGTCACGCTGGGGCGGCGAGAGGTACGAGCTGCGGTATAGGCGGGACGCTCAAAGGTGCGGATAGCCTTGGTCATGCCTCGATGGTCTTGGTGGCCTTGTCGTAGCTGCCCTCGACGGTCTGGCACTTGCTGTACTCGGCCTTGTACTGGCTGTAGTGCATGCGAACGATGCCGGCTGCGACCTTTTTGGCAGCGGTCTTTGCAGCGGCCCAAGCCTGCTTGAGAGCACTTGCAAAAGTGTAGCAGCTGGGGATACGGCTGTGATTGTACTTGTAAGGTGCGACCCACTTGCGGTACATTGCCCAGGCATTGCTCATGATCTCGTGCAGGTTGTAAGCTTTCATCGTTCGTTCCTCCGTTTTGTTTGGGTGTTCCTCTTGACACTCTTATTATAGCATAAATAATTTATTTTGTCAACAGTAAATTTGAGAAAATAAATTATTTATGCTATCTTTTTTTGTCCTTCGTTGTACCTTCGTTGTCTCTCCCGCCGGGCGGCTCTGCTACACTGGGCGCAAAGGAGGCAAGCGCCAATGTGGAACAAGTTCAGCCCCAACCCCCACGGGAGCAGCGTTGGAGATTGCGCCGTGCGCGCGGTAGCAGCAGCCACTGGGCAGAGCTGGGAGCAGGCCTACATTGGATTGGCGCTGACCGGCTTTGCTCTCGGCGATATGCCCAGCGCCAACCGCACATGGGGCGCATACCTCCAAAAGCACGGATTCAAGCGCCGCCTTGTCGAGGCAGACTGCACCACCTGTTACACCGTGGCAGATTTTGCCCGGGAGTATCTGCACGGCGTGTATGTGCTGGGGTGTTCCGGCCACGTTCTGGCCGTCATCGATGGCAAGTGGTGGGACAGCTGGGACAGTGGCGCGGAATGCCCGATCTACTACTGGTACAAGGAGGACTAAACGATGCCGTACAATCCATATGGCTATCAAATGCCAAACTACTACGGGCAGCCTATGCCTGACCAGCTCACGCAGCTGCGGCAGAATGCCGGGTATCAGCCGCCCATGATGGCCAACCGACAGGGCAAAGCTCCCCATCTACACCTCCGATCATCTGGGTGCAGGGCGAAGAGGGCGCAAAGCCTACATGGTAGCCGCCGGGAACAGCGTGCTCTTGATGATAGCGAGAACAGCGCCTTTTACATCAAGAGCACGGACGCAAGCGGAATGCCGCTGCCGCTCAGGGCCTTTGATTACAAGGAGCGCACCACGGCAGCTAAGATGCCCGCTCAGGCCGTCCAACAGCCCGGCGGGGAGTTTGTCACCAGGGCAGAGTTTGACGCCCTGGCAGCCCGCTGTGCAGCGCTGGAAAAGCAGGAGCCCACAAAAACCGAAACGGAGGTCAAGTGATCATGGCAAATCCTCTTTTTAATGCACTGGGCGGTGGCAAAGCATCATCCATGCCCGGCCCTATGGGCCAGTTCGGCCAGATGATGCAGCAGTTCCAGCAGTTCAAGGCTAATTTTCAGGGCGATCCAAAGCAAGAGGTGCAAAAGCTCCTGCAATCCGGGCGGATGAGCCAAGACCAGCTCAACCAGCTTCAGGCAATGGCTCAGCAGTTCCAGCAGTTTTTACACTAAGTCGTAACCGTGGCCACGGTCGAGATACACTTTTTATCAAAAATTTCGAAAGGAGTACAAAATGTCTCTTTCTTCTGACAACATCGGCTTGACTATGCCGGTGCAGCCCGCCAATACCAACAACGGCAACGGCTTTGGCTTTGGCGGCGATGGTTCGTGGTGGATCATCGTGCTCTTCCTTTTCATCTTCTGCGGCTGGGGCGGTAACTGGGGCGGCAATCGCGCCGGTGCCGGCGCCGGCGTCGTGGATGGCTACATCCTGACCAGCGACTTCGCCAACATCGAACGCAAGATCGATGGCGTAAACAACGGTATGTGTGACGGTTTCTACCAGCAGGCACAGCTCATCAACGGCGTCCAGCAGACCGTGAGTAACGGCTTCATGTCCGCCGAGATCAGCCGTGCAAATCAGCAGGCGGCATTCATGCAGCAGCTCTCTGCAATGCAGATGCAGCAGCAGAACTGCTGCTGTGAGACCCGGTCTGCTATCCAGGGCGTCAACTACAATCTGGCTACCCAGTCCTGCGAGACCCGGAACACCGTGCAGAACGCGACCCGGGACATCGTAGACAACCAGAATCAGAACGCCCGGGCTATCCTGGACGCTCTCACAGCTCAGCGCATCGAGGCAAAGGACGCCAAGATCGCGGAGCAGAGCCAGCAGCTCTTTGCGGCTCAGCTTGCAGCTTCCCAGGCGGCGCAGAATGAGACCCTCAAGGCATACATGAGCGGTCAGCTGGCCTACTACAACCCGCGTCCCGTTCCTGCCTTCCCGGTTCCTGCGCCGTACCAGTACGGTAACTGTGGCACCGGATGCGGCTGTAACGGCTGCGCATAACCAAATAATGGCAACTGGTGTCATTTTGTCACCTGTTCAGCCCTGAGCTGATTTTGCAAACCAGAGCGCCGGGGCAGAAGTCCCGGCGCTTTTATTATGAAAGGAGCCGATAAAATGGCTGAATTTAGCAACTCTAACACCGTCAGCGTGGCGGAGGGTGAAAACCTTCCCCTGACCGAAACCGCAGTGAAAGCGCCCGCGTGCATTATGCACCGTGAGGGCAGCGGCCTTGTGACCCTGCGGGGCCTGACAAGCGGACAGTGCCGTGCTCGCTTTAAGGTAAATTTTGGCGGCAATATCGCCGTTCCCACCGGCGGCACCGTGGGGCCCGTTTCGTGGCGCTGGCTGTCGGGGGGGGGGGGACCCAAAAATC